GTTGGTCTTCAAGCCCACCTTCAGCAATCTTAGGATCAGTGTGGCCTGTAAAGCCCGTCCGGCGACGGACCCCTTTGGTTGTGTGGAAACTGTTTTCTGACGAGACGATGTGGTGAAAGGATAAGTCGAAACCCAATTTGTGTGTCGCTCACCTCTCATAACGACGTGAGGAATAGCACAACATGATTGGACTACCATGTGGAATACTTTCTACAATGTCCCCTGTGCTGGGTCCTGTACTTACCCTCCCTTTGGAACAAACAATTTTAATCATGGCTACAAATAATATTAATAACGATTTCGCTAAGCTTTTGGTTTCCGTTCGTAATCCCATTTCAATTTCAGCAGCAGCAGAAGAAGTAAATCCGGATCCCGGACCAGACCCCAAAAATTTCGCTACCATTTGTACTTTCAAAGAAGCATTTTCAGCTATGACCGATATAGAAATCAAGCATCAGCTTGATTTCGCTTACCCCGATGACGAATACACCAGTGAATTGACTTCGAGCTTCTACGATCTTCAGAACAGATGTAGAGAAGCAATGGAGAAGATATCAAATAATGAACATATTTCTTATGAATATATCGATAGATTGACAGAATACGTTACAGTTACACAGTCTGTGTGGCAAGAAGCCGACTCAAAAGGTTGGCTTCTTTTTGACATTTTAGATGATGATGATAGTGACGACGATTTTTTTCCAAGCAGTTCCTCCAACGTTGTCCCACCCACCGAACCCGAATTTCCCACCGACTTAACAGAAGAAGGAGTTGAACCCAATCCAGGCCCTAAGCCCACGGATGCGCGACACAATCGCTATAGCGCACCGATGCAACTTACGAAGGCAGAGAAGAAGAGACTAAAGGCGGAACAGAGAGCATACAACAAGATGATGCGTGATGCCGCAAGGAACCACGTGAAATTTTCACAATTTCAAGCAGAAGACGAACAGTATGCCCAGATAGGCGGAACGCCGATTAACATACCTGAAACGTGTGTTGATATGGATTCAGAGGATGAGGACAAAGACCCTCAGAACGTTTGTGATGCTTGCGGAAGATTGCCTTGTGTTTGCTTTGTTAAGAAATACAGTTATGTATTGGGTTTCTTTTCAGGAGCGGCCACCATGGTTGGATTTCGAGAGATGCTTACCGCTTTTCTTAATTTGAGAGATCAAGTAGAGAAGAACACCGCACAAATTGGAATTTTTGATATGTTTACTTCGAGCAGCACCAGCCGCTTGGTAAACAATTTGAACGATAAACTTGATTCGATACCCAACGCAGAACAAATGACGACGACGTTACGAGAGAAGATAGAAGAGGTTCTTGACATGAACTGTGGAATGGCCCCCATTTCCATACGCAATGTTTTGAGAGCCCTTTTGACGCTTGTAGGATTGTATGCTTTACACCAGATGGGTTTGTTAGCATACCGAACAGTTGCATTGATTGCAGGAATTGCGCTTGCAGGAGTGCAAGGAGTTGCATCGATGATTTCAAATTTAGATGACTGGATGAGAGGATCTACCGCGCAAATCGGAGAGGCCCCCCAGACTGAGATGCAGATGTTGGAGACACTGTCAAAAGTGTTGCCACAATCTGTAGCCTTTTTTTTTTCATCATGCGTCGTGTACCTTTTGAACAAGGTGCCCGGACGAGACAATTCCCCCGAGTCATGGATGCGCAAAGTTTCCATGTTTCCCAGAACGTGTTCATCGCTTGGAGAGATTTTCAACTATTTCAACGAGACGATGAAGAAGGCGTGGTCCTATTTCCAGATAACGGTTATGGGATGCGACCCAGACATCGTGAATGATGCAATACCCGAGATAACAGCATGGATGATTCAAATTGAGGCCTACATGGTCCCCAGCAATTTGGAGACTGCCTGTAAAGTGAAGACGAAGAGGATGCAGATTGCACGCTTGTACCTTGAAGGGCATGGCTTGTTGTTGAAATACAACGATGCCCTCACCCCAGAGTACAGAGCGGCAATGCAGAGAATGATGATTCAGGCAGCAAAGATAAAATCACACGTTGAAGGAAAATACCCAGAGTTTAAAGCAATTCGAAATGTCCCGCTACCTATTTGGTTGGTTGGAGAATCACAGATTGGAAAGTCGAGGTTGCAGTCACTGATTGCGACAGAGTTGTGTTTAAACGCCGGATTGGAAGATTGTAAAGATCAGATTTACCAGAGATGTGTCGAGCAAGAGTATTGGGATGGTTATAACAACCAGTTTGTTGTAATCATGGACGATTTCGGACAAATGAAGGATACAGTTTCAGCCCCCAACTTGGAATTTTTTGAGATCATCAGGTCTGTTGGACCTTTTCCTTACCCCCTTCATATGGCAGACATTGCAGCTAAGAGTTCGACGATGTTTACATCAGGAGTGCTTATGATGAGCACAAATGCAGCGCACATGAATATTGAATCTTTGACTTACCCAGACGCAGTTTGGAATAGGTTGAACGCTCAATCGTGGAACGTTGTTTTGAAAGACGAGTACGCCATCATGAAGAGAGACAGGAACGGACGAGAGTATAAAACACTCAACATGGAAGCAGTCAGAAGAGACTCACCAAGGCTTGATAACGGAGATGTGTGGGAAATAAACCCTTACATCTATGATTTTATCAAATTCGACGCAAGAAAGAGAGATGTGAGAGAGATGGCAAATGGCCAGAAGTACGGATGGGACGAGTTCATCGCCATCCTGAAATCAGATCTTGACTTGAGAGCAGGAGGAGGAGTTGCGCTTGATAAGTTTTTGGACAACTATATAGTTGAAAGGAAACAAGTCGCGCAAATTGGAACCGAGGATATTCGAGCAATGCTCATTCCCCCAGGTTCACCTCCCCACACGCTTGGAGAGTTTTTGGACTGGATGAAAGATTACAAGGACCTTGAAGAGCCGATGGGATTGCGATCCCTCATGTACCACACATACAGTGCAGAAGAAAGAATTGATTACGACGGAGACCCTTACACCACCCCCCTCATATCATACGTTACCACGATGATACCGGATGACATGTACCAGATGCTTCTCATTGCATTTTACAAGAGTGAGACAGAGTTTGGTAGGAAAGTTGAGAGAAAATTGCAATTCTGCAAAACGGTTTGTGACGCGAAGATTAAATCTTTGCCTCAAAGCACGACGGAGTTGTTACATGCATGAAAGGTTTCTGTACTACAGTCATGGAGAAGCTTAAGGCGTTTGTTAAATCAGACGTTGGAAAGATAATCATGCTTGTTGGAACAGGAATGATGTTAGGTTTTTTGAAATCATACATCACTAAACGATGCGAGGACAAGAAGGACGAAGCCGTTGCGGAAAGTGACACGAGGAATCTACAACCGAGATTGAGAGCCCATGCGAAGAACATGGCGAGAGCAAGACCGAGAGTGATCAAAGCCGAGATGGGACAGAGTCTAGGACAACTGGACGTGATTTCAAAAATTCGACGACAGCAGTACTTACTGCTAGGAGTATACGAGGACGGAACAACGCACACATTCGGAACGATTACAAATATCGTTGGACAAATTTTTTTGATGCCAGGCCACTTTTACACCTATTTCCAACACAGGAATCCGGTGGAGATGAGGATGATGCATTGTGACAGTACCAAGGTTGAGATTGTCAAACCCTATAATGAGTTTTTCGGAACTATTATAGGGTTGGATGGAGACGACGCCCCAAATGACGCCCTTTTGTTCAGTATTCCCAATTTCATCAGAGGAAAGAGTATTATCTCTCATTTCGTTTCAAAAGACGAGATAAGTAAATTATATGAGAGAAAAGTCTATGTGACCCTGTCAGGAATGGACTACGAGAAGAACGGAGCAGTTGTGAGCACATCGGTTTCAGGACCCGCAGATTTGTTGATGAACAAGGTCCATACCTATGATCTAGAGACAAGTCGAGGCAATATACCTGTTACTGCTTGTTCAGTAGCCGCGTATACATTGCCCACGAAGGCAGGAGATTGTGGAAAGATCTTGAGCGCGAATTGTGATTCGCTTTTGGGAAGAGTCTTAGGTATCCACGTCAGTGGTTCTAAGTCAGGTTTTAATTTTGCTCAGATTGTTTTGAAGGAAGAGCTTCTCGACGCTGTTTCGTTCTTTCCCGCCATTGCACAATGTGCGAGAGGAATGAACAACGTTATAGAAGGAGAAGGCACCCCGCTTGATACTGGAGTTATCCACCTCGGAAAACTCCCGGAACACTTACCCCAATCATCAAGAACAACCATTGTCCCCTCAAGGATGCACGGAATGTTATCAGAACCTACGACTAAGCCCGCGATGTTGAAGCCGACGATTGTGAAGAAGGATGGAGAAGAAGTCTTGTGGGACCCGCTTGTTGAAGGAGCAAAGAAGGCAGGAAGAACATGTGGATATGTGGCAACACATATTTTGGACGCCGCAGCCCGCGACGTTCTTAACATATGTAAGACGAGTTTCAAAGAAGGAGGCCCGAAGGTCGAGAAGATTGAGTACGAAGACGCCATCAAAGGTGTCGAAGGAGACGATCTTTTCCAACCAATTAACAGAACAACATCGCCCGGATACCCGTACATGACCCAGAAGAAAATGAGGAGCCAGAAAGGCAAGACGAATTGGATGGGAAAAGACGAATGGGAATTCACAACAGAAGAAGCCCAACAATTGAAAGCAGACACCATGAAGATGGAGAAAGACGCGGCGGAGAGCAACCCGCTTGACGTGATTTGGGTCGATACATTGAAGGATGAGAGACGACCGAACGAGAAAGCTGACGCAGGAAACACGAGAGTAATTTCCAACGGACCCATGCATTTTAACATACTTTTCAGGATGTATTTTATGGCGGCACTAGCTTTCATAAGACACAACAGGATTTTCAACGGAGTAGCCGTCGGGATCAACGTTTGGGATAGAGAGTGGGACCACTTAGCTAAGTGGCTCCTAGCCAATTCCAAACGACTGATAGACGGAGACTTCAAGAATTTTGACGGAACGTTGATGGACCAATTCATGTGGAAAATATTTTGGATTTTGGATTCAATGTATGACGACGAATTTCACACGATACGATACAACCTCTGGTACCAGGTGGTTTATGCCATACGAGTATGCAGAGGTGTTGTCTATCAATGTACACACAGCCTACCATCAGGATTTGTCGCGACGGCGGAAGTTAATTCGCTTTTTGTGAATTTAGTCTTTCGTTGCGCATATTTGATGTTAGCAGCTGTTCATTGCCCCGCAGAGTGTTCTATGAAGTCGTTCAATGAGAACGTACGACTCATAGCATACGGAGACGACAATGTGCTGTCTATTACCCCGAAGGTACTAGGATGGTTCAACATGGAGACTTTGGTCAAAGTGATGAAACTTTTTGGTATGGAATATACAGCAGCAGACAAGAGTGCCAATATCGTAAACAACAAAACGATTGAGGAGATTTCTTTTCTGAAACGAGGATTCAGGATGGTAGACAGCGTGTTTGGAAACACAATGGTTTACTTGTGCCCCGCAGAATTAGCGACGAGACTGGAGATGTTGAACTGGACGAAGCAGAGGAATTTCGATTCTAACCCCGAGGAGAGTGATGTGGTTTCCGAAGTCATCAAGGAAATCGCAATGCACGGAAAAGCCGTGTACGACGAGATAGTCCCAAAAATTGTCAACGCCGCCCACAAGGCTGGCGTTACAGGGTTCAGAGATGAGGGACTATATCATTACCACCACCCATTCATCTCTGGACACAAAGTCCCCCCTACGATGTGATCTTGCTTAATGTATACAAAATTCATGATGTAAATAAAACATTTAGTAGTGCTATTGTAGGAAGCCGTGTAGATATTCATCTTTATATCCTAGGACCACGGAAAGCAGCCCTTTACTGTCCAAGGAACCATCATTGCAGCATACAGATTAAGTAGTCATATGCCTAAGGAACTTACTTACTGACCAAAATTTCAATTCAAACCCAGACATTTTAGCCGTTACGACCCCAGATTTAAACGATACAATTACCCTCCGTGATGACGGTACGAGAGTCACCGACTCTTTTACTGCTTGCGAAGGGGATTTGCCCCCCATGTTGTATGATTGCATAGGAGAGAAGCGCGATCATTCGATTTCAGATTTTTTAAGCAGATACGCTATCATTCAACAAGGAGCTTGGGCATCCACTTCAACCAGAGGTGCTGTCCTAGCAAATTTGACCTTTCCAAAACAATTATTCGACACCGGATCATACAAAGTTTTACAAAATACAAACAAGTTAGATGGATTCACAGGTTTTAAGGCCAAGGTGCGAGTACGTATTGAGATCAACTCTCAACCGTTTCAAGCCGGAGCCCTATTGTTACATTACGTGCCATATTCAGAATACATGCAGTCACATACCCAATGGTATGCCACTTCTTCTGTAGCCGATCCGGTTGCAGCTTCAGGATGCCCCCACGTAGTTATGAATTTAGCTAACACCACTTCTATGGAATTTGTTACCCCTTATGTTTCACCATATTTGTTTTTTAACCTTGCCACAGGACAGGGGTCCTTTGGTAATGTTGTCATTTCTGTCATTTCACCTTTGTCTTCACAGAGCGCGACGTCAGCTAATTACACTATTTGGGCTAAATTTGAGGACATTGAGCTAAGGTATCCCACTGACGCTCCGCTAACCACAAGTTTCGCCCAGATTGGTAATGAAGTTGCCAAGATGGAGTCGAGGGGGTCTATCTCCTCGACAGTTGGTAGCGTTGGAAACGCTATCGCAGATGTTTTGCCGTGGGTGGGTCTTGGTTGGCTTTCTTCGCCGGCTAGGATGGCGTCCAGCGCTGGAGAATCTGTGCTTAAGATGCTTGGTTTTTCGAAGCCAGGTGTTGAAGCGCCGGTAACCCGCGTGAAACAATCCCCCGCCCAATATTTCATAAATAGCGATGGTGCAGACACTACACACAAACTTTCAGTTTCTGCAGCAAACGCTTTGATCACCCCATCCGGGTGGGCAGGCACAGATTCAGATGAAATGCGTTTGGATCACATAGCCTCTAGGCCGTGTTATTCAACTGCTTTTAACTGGGCCGGCACCGACACCGCCGACAAATCCCTGTTCCTCCTACCCGTATCACCAATGTACACCATGACCCCTGCTACCGCTATCCCCAACGCTTACGCCCGCGCCTTATCCATGCCTTTGTGTGCTAAAGTTGCCAGTTTCTTTTCTTTATGGAGAGGAACAATGGTATACCGCATACAGGTGGTAAAGACGCAGTTTCATTCCGGACGCCTTCGCATTTCATATCGCCCATACATTTACGCCGATAACACTAAAATAGCCGACATGCCCGCATACGCTTACACTGAAGAAATAGATTTATCTAGTGGTACTGACTTCACTTTCGAAATCCCTTTCGTTTCCACTCGCCCGTGGATGCAAACTTATTACGACCTTAAATCATCTTTAGCCAGTGGTGACGCTCGCAACGCCGCAACTGGTTGTGTTCAAATTTCTGTTATCAACCCCCTTGTCAATCCCGTCAACGTTTCTTCTACTGTAGAGGTTCTAGTTTATGCTAGTATGAAGGATGCCCAATTCGCTTCCCCCATTAGACCCATAATTTTACCATACAATATTCCAAATGTCGCCCAAATTGGCAAAGCCAGACTTATCAAAACCGAAGAGTCCAGTGCAATGCAGAACGTTCCCAGCGAGCTGCCATTGTTGCCCTATTCTACATGCGTTGGAGAGGTAGTTACATCGTTTCGACAATTGTTGAAGCGACAATCCTACTTAGGCAGAGCTACTATCACCAAAGCAGCTGCCACCACCTCCTCCGCAGGTTCAACAGGTTCCGGATTCGTCCTTTTTCCCTGGGCCCCCGTTATGCCGCAAGTAGGTACTTTTACCGTTGCAGCTAATGGAGGCATGACCCCCACATACAACAACAATTACACTTGGTTTGACAATGGCAACCGTCAGGTTACCGATGCATATTCAAATGTTTATTCTATGTTTTCTTTCTTTAGAGGCTCTGTTCGATACAAACTCGCCCTTGTCAACAAGGGAGCAAATTACGACCCAAAGTTGCCGGTCAAAATTTACATTAATATTGTCGCCGCTCCAGCTGACGAAACATGGTCACCCTCCATGCAAGCCAACGCAGCAGGCCCTACTAATTTAGGTACTGGCCCCATTCAACCACTTGTTGACGATTCTAAATTGTCTACAGCAACTCTAAAATCCAATTTTGCGTACACCCCAGGTCTCGCCGAATACAATATCGTTGTTTACCCAGATTTGGAAGGAGTCATTGAGTTCGAAGTGCCATTCCAGGCATCAGGACATATGTGCCCAACCAACTATGGCATTAACAACGCCACAAACACCCGATCAATCTTTAACCCGATTCCCAAAGTAACCATCGTAGGTACCCCTACCTCTGGTGGCAATTCACTTCAGGATTGTTCCTTCGACATTTACCGTGCCGTGGGAGACGATTTTTCATTTGGTGGTTTGCTAGGTGCGCCTTCTCAGGCTCTCTGGTACGCTTCCAACAACCCAACTTAAGACTTTTCAATAGTCCACTGGAACATCCACTTTGGATGAGCTTTTGATCCACACTTAGAAACAGTTCTTTAACCCCATACTTACACGACCGCTCGCAAAGCAATAGCGGTTCTGGTCTTAAGGTAGCATCCAAAACTCTTTACAGTAATGTTTTGAGATCTAATGACGTTCGGTCCCCTCGTGGGCTCGGGCGTTGGGTATATCTTTTGATTTTCTTCTAATTGGTTCAAAAAAAAAAAAAAAAAAAAAAAAAAAAATAAAAGTACCTTTTTTTAGTATGCGTTGAT